GGTAATCTCATTGCCTGACTTATCCTTAATAACCACCCCACTTCCATCAGGAAAGAAACCGACATCAACACTCCCATTCAAGGGATAGCTTAGAAAAACCACGCCGAACTTCGTTTTATTTTCAATCAGTTTCATCTAGCATTGCCTCAAATGTGCGGAGAAACCTTTGTACAATATGGTCAAAGGCTTTAGGTGTAAGAGTTTTAACAGTAGAGGGACGCAGGCTCATCTTTAAGTCCCTCCCAGATACACTATCAACAGCTACAATGATTGTTGAAGATGTCTCACGATCTTTATGTGTAGACCATGAGATTGACTTTGCGATGGTAGTTTCCGTAGTGTTACGCATTACTAGTTTGCACCTGCTCATAAACCGTGTAACCCTTTTGAGGGATAGCGCCGGTTAGTTTTTCACCATCAAAGCTTATGGTCATTTGGGCTGGTCGTTTCTTGTCAATATACGCCACCATATCGCTATAGGTTTCAAACCCCATTAGGTACATCCCGTTTACCAATTCAGAAGTTACGCCTTTCATTGTGTTTTCTCCTTTAGAAGATTTCTAGTTAGATGGGAAGCTGAACTAAGTGCTTTTATGGCCTCGTGCTCTTCTTTTGTTAACGGTTTGTCGTCTAACTTATAGCACCCTTTAATATCATTTTTCATTGTCTTTTACAACCTCGATAAAAAGGCTAGAGCCTTTCTTGACTTGTTTGAACTTTGCGTGGATAAACTCAGCGTCACCACCCACCCGACCTTTTAGGTAATCTTTTATTAACTCAACAGCTTCTGGGAGTAACATTTCATAACCATACTTATCTCTGTCTTCGAAGACTATCTTTGCAGAAGACCTACCATGTTCTGTACCTGCCGGTGTTATATCAAGGATTCGTACTTCATGGTCTTCTACTAGAGGGTCACACCGGCTATTTATATAAAAAGAATCCCCTGTTAACCACTTACCTGTACTCTTGTCTACGAATGGTTTCCAAGAACGGTTTACCATTACTTTAGTTGTTCTGTCCATTTTAATCATCCCCTAACAAATCCATTGCATCATCATACCCATCCCAACCATCTACACCACCTGCTTGTAATGCTGATAGTGTTTCCTCTGCTTCTACTAGGATTCTATAACGCTCTAAAGACATTGTGACGACATTCTTCATAATGCCGCTGGAATAATCAATTGTGTGCTTAACGTGGGTCTCCATCAGTCTTTCTCCTTTTCTTTACTTTGCATTTCATGATGTGCTTATTATACCACTGTTGAACCTCGAACTGCAACTCTAATATCTTCAAATAGTTGTAAAAATATTATAGCAACAACACTCACAGGCCAAACGAGACGGCATTGGTTGCAAGCTCTCTTACCCTTGGGATGTAGAAAATATCTGTTAAAAGTCCTTAATTCAGATACATTCAAGGTTTGTATGTTATCGTTATAATACTTTTCCGACTTCATTCTACCCTCCGATAAGTTGTTACTTCAATACCAAGCTCTTTCAAATAATCCACAGTTTCTTGCATATTCCAACGCTGGTTAAAATCTTGTGAAGGTTGTGCAAACACTACCCGACTTATGCCATGCTGATCTAGGATCGCGCAGCAATGTAAACATGGCGGAAGCGTAACGTACATAGTAGCACCTTCTGTACCACCTGTGCAATTCATTAAACAGTTGTGCTCTGCATGGATAACCATCTTATATTTAGTAGGCCTGTCGTGCAACCTCTCATCGTCTGCTGTGTTTCGACTGAATCCATTATACCCTAAGCCTTTTAAACGGTTCTTAGAGTCCACACATACAGCGCCTATTTTTGTCGAAGGGTCTTTACTGAACGTAGCTACAAGTGCTGCCATCTGTAGGTATCTCATATCCCAATTAGCTTTACTCATTGGCGAGCACTCACATCTTTACCTGTAATAGGGTCTAAGCCCATTGAACGTATCTTGTAGAAGCATTTACCGTAACATTCGTCAATAATCTTCTGGGCAGTCGCTTTGCTTCTAACCTTAACAAAGATGTAATCACCAAAGGCATTGACAATGTAGTAACGCGATGGTGGTGTGGGGTCTGCCTGTACCTCTATCTCTGTCTTAACAACAAACTTCTCGTTTTGTCTCTCTGTCTGCCTGCGATAAAATTCAGTGCTCATACATTACCTCCGTTGATTGGGAATTCTCTATCTGCTTTGTATACACCTATCTTATACCTAACGAAGTAAGTTTTCAACCTATTTCCTTCTTGTTTATCGCACTTTCTGAACATATAGAGAAAACCATCAAATTCGTAAGCCTCTATAGCGGATACAGGTTCAGGAGAATAAAGGGTTGCACAATACAACCCCTTAATCTTTACTGAATTAGGATTCCTCGATATCCTCAGAAACTTGTGTATACTCACCTGCTTCTTTCAGTTCTTCGTTTCCATCATCTTCTTCCTCACTTTTAAGATTAGCTACAACGTTTTCTAGTCTAGCTGTAATCTCGTCTGGAGTCAAGTAGATATCTTGTCCACGAATAACATTTTCAATCTCTTGTACAGATAGAAAGTCTTTATAGATCGTGTTAAAAACCCTAGGAAGCATTCTGTTATTGTGATCAACACGCGAAGATATCTCGTTGCCTTTACCGCCAACACCGTAAGAAGCGTAATGAATCATCATATCACCGAGAGGTTGTACTTGCCACTGATCGCACGATAAGAAGATCATTGTAGCAGCACTTGCACAGGACTGCTCAATAACACCGATCACAGTTCCAGCACACTCTTTTATAGCGTTAATGATTTGTGCTGCTATATCAAAGCGACCACCACCCGAGTTAATCCTAATTACAACAGTGTCTTCTTCGTTAGCTCCTCGTAGCAGCGTACAAAGCTGTCTGGCTTTTACGAAATCATCTATATCATAATCCATATAGTGTTCGTAAATCTTACTAGACACCTCTGTAAAGAATGTATGCGGTTCTTCATCTTGGGGGTTTTCGGTTGCTGATCCAAAGTAAACTGGAGTCATGTTATCGTTCCCCTCTAGGTTTATCAAAAATTTGTACAAACTTACGTGTAATACCCGAGCGAACGACATCCTCTGGGTAGAACTCGATTACCTGTGCTTCCTCAACACGATGCTTCCGAATGATGTTACAGATAAAGTCTAGACCATTCTCGCCTTTGATATCTGTCTGTGCTGGGTCACCACACAAGATAACCTGACAGTTCTCACCAATACGTGTAACGATTGACTTCATTTCTTCTGGTGTAGTGTTCTGTGCTTCATCAATGATCAGCACACAGTTCTCAAAGCTCATACCACGAATGGCTTCCATTGCTTGAATTACAATTCGTTGAGCTCGCACTCGGCTATCGTAGTCATTTTCACCAAGACGGGCCTTTAGGACGTTCAGAATAGGCTTTAGGTAAGGCTCTAGCTTCTCGTACACTGTACCGGGAAATAACCCACTAGAGCGTCCCATAGAGACGTAGGGGCGTGTGAGTACAACACTTTCTACTTCACCCTTGATTAGACGGTTAGCAGCGTGAGCGGCGGCAATAAAAGTCTTACCAGTTCCTGCACTACCTGTCGGCACAACAAGAATCTTATTCTGCAATGCTTTTAGATAGATTCTCTGACCACTTGTTTTAGCAACAATAGGTTGCGCCTTGTTATCACGCTCGTCTTGAAACTTAGGATTCTGACTACGTTTTCTACTCATATGTTAGCAACTCCCACCTTGTTCGATTAGTAAATGCAACGTACTTTCGATCTTGTTGTCGATTGTACGCATACTCTCGTTTAGTCCCTGCGTGTATCTCTTGAATAAGTTGGTATCAAATACCTTAAGCAGGGTTTCTAGCTCTTCCTCAGATACATGCTCAAGCATAACACCTAAGCACTTGTCGATATCTGAATCATCAACACATTGTTTTGCTAAGTCAAAGGCCATAGTTTCTTCGCCACCGTGACTCTGGATGCTGAACTTAACAATAGCTTCTAGGTTTTCTTTGATTGCTTGCCTGAGCATGTTTATGCCTCCTTAGACTTGCTTGCTGCGAGACTTTGTTCCATGACGAACAGGTTTTGCCGGAGTTGGTCGAGCTGGTCGAGCTGGTTCTGAGGTTACCTCGTCAACCTTGTCGATCACCATGGTAGCGGTATAAAGACCGGGGCCATAAGACTGAGGCATCCCTTCGTTTGTGTCTGTAGAGCTGTAGCCAGCTTTAGCAGCTTCTTCGATCTGCAGCACAAAATCGTATAGACTAAATGCTTCGATTCGTTTAATATCTTCCATAGAGAAATTCTCCTAAATAGTTGTTGGTTGTGTGTTTGACCACAATTGAAGTGTACCATGAAACCAGATAAAGTCAAGCACAATTACTGATTGGCACAGGTAAGTTACTAATTTCTATAGCAATCTTAAAATATATTTCTAATTTAACCAATTTAGGGGGTTGACAAAAGAGAAACTCATGCTACTATCTTTATAGCTCTCTTATAAAAATTCTATTAAATAACCTTATAGATATTCTACTTGTATACTTCTATTATCTATTTGTATTATTATTATTCTATAGAATATTACTAAATAACTGCAGGTTAAACTCTATGTCAAGATGCAAGGCGTGTGACACGCTATTCAAAGAATCAAATTTTATACGACCAGATACCAACACCGAAGAGGATTTGTGCTCATACTGCCGGTATGTTTCCACAAGCCCATTTTTCTACGAGGAAAGAGAATACCAATTCCAATCGCTTACAGAGATTCCAGTTTATATAGAAAATTACAACAATACGGTTGACAAGTGAAGATTATATGGTAAGATACTAGTATAGTTACATAAATAGGTTAAATAATCACATGAGTCAATTCAAACCCGGTCAGAGTGGAAACACAAAAGGTAGGCCAACAGGTGCTAAGAAAAGTGCTCGTCAAATGGGTGCAGATAAGCTTAAAAGGCTTTTGAAGGCTCTTGAGCCAATGGCAGATGATAGTATTATTGTAGCTGCTGAGATTATGAATGACACAGAAGCTTCTCAAGCAACTAGGCTAAAAGCAGCTATGGGTCTTCTACAAAAGTATACCGAGCTTAACGGTGAAGTTTACTTCGAGCAGTTACCAAAAGAAGAAAAGTCTGAGCAGAAAGATGTTGGCGAAGACGAACAAGAAGAAGACGGGAGTCAAGGCGGAAAGTTAGCTTTATTCTCAAGTAAGAAATAATAATAAAGTTCTTTACACAGAGGAGACTTTGTGTTTCAATAGGTTCATCGGCTAGAGCAACTTTAGTTAGGGAAAAGAATACCAGCGGGTCTGGTATCTTCAGCCTTCTCCCGAGGCATTTGTGAGTGGTTCCTATGTGGGTAATCGAGACCTCTCCCCACTTACATCTTATTATAGATGCGTAGCTCAATTGGCAGAGCAAGGTGCTTTTAACACCAAGGTTGTGGGATCGTTGCCCATCGCATCTACCATTATAGCAGATTAGTTTAATTGGTAAAACGTTCGACCGATAATCGAGTGTTATAGGTTCAAGTCCTATATCTGTTACCATTTTGACGAAAATACTTTACAATCTAGAGTAATTTCGTGAAAACGTAAAGTAAATTTTACTAAAGCTCCGCTGGCGGAAACCAGTGGCGGGTCTACGAAACCTGCTTACAAAGGTTCAACTCATTTCGGGGCTGCCAATTTAAACTCGACTAGCTTAACTGGTAGAGCATCACTTTTACACAGTGAAGGGTTTCCGTTCGATTCGGAAGTCGAGTACCAAGATTATGGGGACGCATGTACCAAGGGAAGGCGAGGCTCTTTTGCAAGGAACCTGAGATCAGTTCGATTCTGATCGTCTCCACCATATTAAGTTATAATGGCCTATATCACAGCGGTCTAGTGAAACGTTCTCATAAAGCGTACTACCTGTGTTCGAATCACAGTGGGCCAACCAAATATCTCCCGGTAGCTCAGCGAATTAGAGCATGAGGTTTCTACCCTCAGTGTCGTAGGTTTGAATCCTACTCGGGAGACCATACAAACTAAAGAGGGCCAATAGCCATGAAGAAAACAGCATATTTTGTCATAGCCTTTATGATAACAATTGTGTTAGCAGGATATTCTATGCGGTCTTCTGCGGGTAGTTTTTCTACTGTCGGTGTTGGTACTACTCTAATAAATTCTCATCTAAAAACTGCCGAAGTTGGTTTTAACTATAACAGTTGGGAAGTACAGGGTACTCTTATAGAGAAAGGCAGTACAAAGAATGGCTCACAGGATTACGTTAAGATTGCCTCTGTTAGTCGTCTCATAGAGCCCTCGTGGGGTTACATGGGCGTAGAGCCATACTTTCGCCTAGGCCTTAGCTACAACCCTGCCAGTAACCTCGTAGGTAAGAGTAATTTTAAACTAGGCATGGGGGTTGACTTTAACAAGGTATTCCGCGTAGAATACACCCATCATAGCTCGGCAGGTATTCACTCTCCAAACACTGGTATAGATTACATTACCGTTGTTTATAGACTTCCGAATCCTTGGTGATATACATACTATGACAACAATATTATATATAGTTTTTGCAATAATGTTTATATTTATGCTTGCACCAGCGGCACTAGGTATGTTAGTATTCTTTCACGTCTTCATACGAGACAAAAAGTCTCCTGCAGATAAGTCGAACAGAATTAATCATTTCAGATTAGTATGGTTCGCCTTGACACGAGAGGAAATGTTTGTTAAGATGTTTCCTTGGATGGAGAAAGACGAGTTAGAAAACATCACTAAATAAAAGGAGCAACTAATGTTTGACTTAGAGGAAGCAAAGGAGTATATTGCGAATAGCTCAGCGGAATCGAGCATCTACATTGGTTGCGACTCAAAACGATTTGGAGAGAAAGATAAAAGATATGTTGCATTTGTTTGCGTAATTCTAGTACACTTAGATACGAAACATGGAGCAAAGATGTTTAGCTTCCAGAAAGTAGAAAGAGATTTTGGTAGTCTCCGACAAAGAATGGTTAACGAAGCAATTATGGCTTGCGAGATAGGATATGAAGTTCGTGAAACAGTGGGTGATAGAACCTTCGAGATTCACTTGGACATCAATCCAGACAAGCGACATAAGTCTTCTGTAGCCATTAAGGAAGCCACAGGCATGGTTCTGGGTATGTTCGGAGAGAATCCAAAAGTTAAGCCGGAAGCGTTTGCAGCATCAACAGCAGCAGACAAATTAGTTTGTCAATACGGTGGTAAAAAGAATTTTAAGAAATTCCTTGACAAATTGAAGAACGGTGTTAAAATTGAGGACATGGTATAAGAAGTTTTGAAGTGATTTTTCCTAGAGCCCTTTATGGGATGAAAGCGTAGATATGACGGCCTGCGCCACTTCAGATTAGTTTAAGATTCACTACAGCAATCCAACCTATCCTTCTAAGATCGTGGTCGTTGGTTCGAGTCCAACTGGTGTCGTAAGGCACTGTAGCTCAGTCGGTAGAGCACGTAAATGTGAATCTGTTTTAAAGTTTTAACCTCAGAACGTAGCGAAAGTCAGGTTATCGCCTCGGTTTGGAACTGAGAACACGTAGGTTCGAATCCTACCGTTCTGACCAATTTCGGATGTGCGGTGACGATTGGCGGTGTCACGGGGGACTGTAAATCCCTTCCTAACGGTAAACTAGTTGGTTCGAATCCAACCACATCCACCATATTAGGTTGCCTACAGCAAACACAACTCAACTTTTAATTGAAATTGTGCAACCTGTTTAAAGATTATGTCAGAGTGGCCGAATGGCTTAGGCAGTTGACTGCAACTCTTCTCACGCAAGTTCGAATCTTGTCTCTGACTCAAAATTAGAATGTATACAGCAATCAAAAAACTTCATTGGCGAAAATAGTAGGGAAACCTACATACATTCTGTTTAAAAGATTTGCTCTTAAAGCATTATGGCGATGCAGCGGTTTTGTAATCCGCAGATTACTGTTCGATTCAGTATTGGAGCACCATTTAAGGAGGCGTGAATGAAAACCTGTACTGAGTGTCTATTAGACAAAGATAGGTCAGAATATTACACTAAAGACGGTGGAAGACTTCACGCTGAATGTAAGGCATGTTTTATAAAAAGAAAACAAGAGTCTTATTACGATAAGAAAAGTTCGTACAATCCCTTGTAGGTACCTCTTGTACTGTCTGTGGATACGACAGAACTTGGAACGCCTTAGAACTACATCACAAAGACCCAAATGAGAAAGAATTTGGCGTTAGTCGGATGTGGGGGATGTCAGAAAAAAAGATTGAAAAAGAAGTTGCAAAATGTGTTCTTTTGTGTTCTAATTGTCATAGAGAAGTACATGCAGGTCTTCTTACAGTTTAATCTCCTATTCGTCTACTGGCTAGGACGCTACCCTTTCAAGGTAGAGAAGAGGGATCGAAACCCTTATAGGAGACCATTTAAGCTCGTGTGGTGAACTGGCTATCACACTACCCTGTCACGGTATAGTAGAGGGATCGTAACCCTTCACGAGCGCCATTTTATTGGCCCATAGCTCAATTGGCAGAGCGTCTGACTTTGACTCAGAAGGCTTTCGGTTCGAGTCCGAATGGGTCTTCCATTATTATGATAAAGTATTTTTTGTGGTGTATTTAGATTAATTGGATAAATCCCTCGGTTGTGATCCGAGAAGATGCGAGCTCGAATCTCGTAGTACACCCCAAAGAGTATTTAAAGTTTATGCGTCCTTGGTGTTTAATGGTAGCATTGCGGTCTTCCAAACCGAAGGTGCGAGTTCAAATCTCGCAGGACGCTCCAAGTTTCATTTTTGAGTAGACAAACTGGTAAAGTCGCGTGACTGTTAATCACGTTCCGAAAGGAGCTGTAGGTTCGAAGCCTACCTCAAAAGCCATATTATTGCGGGGTGACTGGAGTGGCACCAGCTTGGTCTCATAAGCCAAATTAACGGTAGTTCGATTCTACCTCCCGCAACCATATTGTCCTAAGAAACTATTAAGTTTCGGACTAAAAGAAGTGTCTGGTAGCGCCAGCATGAACTGAGTTTTATCGGAATGTTCTCAGCGAGTATCGACAAAAAGCCGACCATATTCATTAGCCAACAAGCCGCGCAAATCAACGTAGCAGACTTTGTTGGAGGAGACACCTTCCTTCTGATAGCCTTGATCAGGTGAATGGGGCAGTGGTGTGACTCGCTCAGGAGAGACTGAGCTCGATTTTATAGCGCCCCACATGAGACTGAAATATCTTATGCTTACGTAGCGCAAAGGAATACAAGCATTGCCGATTAGTTGCCTAAACAGTGGCTGGGGGTTTAAGATGCTAATGGCGACACCTGCCAACCTAAAGTATAAGGCCATACAAGTAAGGTTAGTGGTGTGACTATGTGGGTCAGAGCACCCACAATCATTCTAAATAGCTTTTACAAAAGAGTTATTCAGAATACGGAGTTCTGGTAGATGTGGTCACTACGCCTGCTTGAAGCGCATGAGAATCAGGTTCGATCCCTGAGGGCTCCACCAAATTCGGAAGATAATCCTGCAAGGTTGTAGGGGCTGTTTGCTAAACAGTACGCATGAGAAATCGTGTCTGGATCGTTCCCAGTGTCTTCCTCCAAAATTTGACTGTCTCTTCACGTTGGAACAACGTACATTGGCTCTGGGTATTACAGAGGTGTGTTAGGCGGTTAAACTTATTATGCTCAGGTGCGCTAATTGGCAAAGCGGCGAGATTTAGAATCTCGTGAATGTGAGTTCGACTCTCACTCTGAGTACCAATTCAGGAAAGTGGCGACCAACGGAGGTCAAACAGATTTGAAATCTGTTGCTATTGGTAAAGCCGGTAGGGGTTCGAATCCTCCACTTTCCTCCATATAACCCCTTGCGTTCTGGGAACAAACGAGTCTCCAAAACTTGTTAGCGGAGTTCGATCCTCTGGCTTGGGGCCACTATAGAATATGCTCCGGTAGTCCAATCTGGTAGAGACAAGGGTCTTAAACGCCCTCAAGGTGTCAGTTCGAATCTGACTCGGAGTACCATTTCAAATATATTTCAACTAACCCATTGACAAATAGGTAATATACTGTACAATATTAGTAGTAGTATAAATAATACTTATTTGTTACCTCTCAGGTGACACTTATATGGTAGAAAAAATCGGCCCAGCCAGTCCCAGACAAGAGGACTTCTTACTTAGCGAAGCTGACATAACTGTATTTGGTGGAGCTGCTGGTAGCGGTAAAAGCTACGTAGGTTTAATGACTCCCTTACAGTTTGTGAATGATCCATTCTTTCGTGGAGTTATCTTCCGTAGAACAATGCCTGAGATTACAGCGGGTGGTGGCCTTTGGGATACTGCTCAGTATATGTACAAGCAGTTTGACAAGAACGTAAAGTTCCGTGAGAAAGATAAGGTCGTTGTATTTCCTTCGGGAGCGCAGCTTAAATTCTCTCACCTTGAAATGGAAAAAGACAAGTATAGCCATCAGGGTGCTCAGTATAGCTTTGTTTTATTTGACGAAGGTACTCACTTCTCTGAAACAATGATCGACTACCTCCGTTCAAGACTAAGAGCTCCACGCTCTAAATACAAAACACAAATGAAGATTACCTGTAACCCCGACTACGATAGCTTCCTACGTAAGTGGGTAGAATGGTATCTCGATCCTGTCACAGGGATCCCCGACCCAGCGAAAGCTGGTTTAATGCGTTTCTTCGTAAGAAGTGGTGACGAGCTTAATTGGGCTGATACCCGAGAAGAGTTAGAAGCTATCCACGGAGAAGGCCCAGAAAGTGGTATCGTATCCTTCGTATTCCACCCAGCTACAATCTACGACAACCCACCTTTGATGAAAGCTGACCCAACATACGTCAGTCGTCTAATGTCACTTACAAGGGTTGAGAAAGAGCGTCTGCTGTATGGTTCTTGGTACGCTAGACCAGAAGAGTCTGGTTACTGGAAAAAAGCTTGGGTTGAGTTTATACCGAAGCGTCCATTAAAAGTTAAGAAGCGTGTAAGAGCTTGGGATATCTCAGGTAGCATACCTTCTGAAACATACCCTAATCCTGACTGGACTGTGGGCGTTCTAATGGCTTTGGACGAGGATAACAATTACATCATAGAGGACGTGTGTCGCTTCAGAGACAGGTTCCAAGGTGTGTTCCAACAGATAGTTGCTTGTGCCAAAGAAGACGGTACAGACACTCAGATTATTATACCGGCTGACCCCGGCGCTGCTGGTAAGGCTTATGCACAACAACTTGTGCGCGACCTAGCAGATTTAGGTTACTACTCAAAAGTAAGGACAACAAACCGGAATAAGCTTACAAGATTTGCTCCATTTGCTTCGGTAACTCAGGCAGGCTTTGTTAAGATATTAACTGCCGCTTGGAATGATAAGTTTGTAGACGAGCTGGAATCCTTTAATGGTAGTCGTAACAAGAAAGACGACCAAGTTGACGCATCTTCAGATGCCTACTGGTCTCTCACTCAGGCTATCACGCTTCCAGACTTTAAGCTACCAAGTTTTACTCAAACCAACCCATTCACTTTAAACTACAACTGAGGGATTTATGGCAGAAGATAATCTAGACTTAAACTCTGGCACAGAAGCTCCCCTAAGATTAAGAATGGGCGAAATCTCAACCGTAGGTTTAAAAGTCAGCAATGATAGAATCTACGAAGAAATGAAGAAAGAGCTCCGCTGGCCTAGCGTTGTTACAACGTATAAGCAGATGGGTTACGATGCTACAATCGCAGCTGCAATCGAATTATTTGAAATGATGATTGCTCGTGTTGATTGGCAAGTTGTGCCTCCAATGGATGCTACGCCAGAACAGGTTAAGAAAGCTAAGTTTGTAGAACAATGTAAAGATGATATGGAACATACTTGGATGGAATTCATTCAAGAGATTACCAGCTTCTTGACATATGGTTTCAGCGTCCATGAGAAGGTCTACAGAAGACGTTTGATCGAAGCTGGCTCCAAGTATAGCGATGGCCTTATCGGCTGGAAGAGAATACCTGTACGCTCTCAGGACACCATCGAGAAGTTCCTATTCTCCGACGATGGTCGAGACGTGATTGGCGTTCAGCAAGACCTATCTGCAAGCTACGATCTAACTCGTTTTAGAAATGTTCTTTCAACAACTAATAAGATTGAAATACCCCGTAAGAAGTTTCTTCTATTTAGAACCAACCCTAAGCGTAATAACCCAGAAGGTAACAGCCCTCTTAAGAAGGTCTACTTTGCTTGGAAATACAGAACGCTTATTGAAGAACAAGAAGCTATTGGTATTAGCAGAGACATGGTTGGTATGCCAGTTATTAAAATACCTCCACGTTATATGTCAGATGATGCTACGCCAGAAGAGAAAGGTATCTACGAGTATTACCAAAAGATTATTCGTAATATCCACAACAACGAACAAACAGGTCTAGTGCTTCCACAAGCTCACGACCCTGAATCAAGACAACCTCTGTTCGACTTCGAGCTTATGGGTGTGCAGGGTGGTAAGCAGTACGACACAGATAAGATTATCAAGCGTTGGGATAACAAGATACTTACACTACTCTTTGCTGACTTCCTTAAGATGGGACAAGATCAAGTAGGTTCATTTGCGTTAGCTGGTGAAAAGACAAGCCTTATGTCTATGGCTG